TAGTGGTGATTTGAAAACATCACTTAAGTACATAGTTACTACAAATCCTAAATCTGTACAGGCAAAACAAAATTTGGTAAATCTAATATCACAAATAGAGAGTGGAACATCAACCTCAACAACGGAAGATGGTACAGACTCAAGTGAGATTAAAATTGTTTGGGATAATGAAGATGAGGATAGTGTAACACCTATACCTAGAAGAGAATATAAAGATTGTAATGAAAAACCATTACCTCACGAATTTGGATGTAAATCAGAACAAATCAGAAAACTTCAAAAATGTTTAGGTGATGTTAAGGCTGACTCCGCTTTTGGACCACTAACTAAGGGTTCATTGGAGAAAAGAAATATCGATACAAGTAATGGAATCACACAAGGAATAATCGATACTGTTTGTGGTACTACAGGTACAACAACAACACCTGAAAGAACAAGATTAGAACCAATCGAATTACCTAAAAGAGAAAGTCCATTTGTACCTATAGACTCAAGTGAATTTAAATTACCTAACATAAGTGCATTAGAAGTTACTCCAGTTAAATTCTACACAGCTTTAAAAGACAATGGTAACATAGTTGGATTAGAAGGTGGTAATAGAATAAAATATAAAGGACCCGATTTGGATCAGACTCAATTAGGTAAATTGGATATTGCGATTGAAACAATGGGATATACAAGAATTAAGAATCTTGAAGATTTAAAACCATACGGTTCTAAATATGTGTGGAAAAAAATACGTTAATGAGAGAAATTAAAAACATAGTATCAAGTGTACTTCAGGAACAACGAAAAAATCGTGTAACTGAAGTATACTCTGAATTAGATGATATCAGAGATGGTGATTATCTAATTGAGAGATATCTATTTATCACACAGAATTTAATTAATGAGGGGTATGATATCGATGAGATTGAAATCCCTGATAGTGTGAAAAATTTGGTACCAGATGAATTAAAAACTGATGATGTTAAATCAGCATTGACTGACGCATTGGCGACTTCTGCAAAAGAATACATCATCAGATTTATATTAAAAGAAGTATTTGGTGCAAATGCGAGTTTTTCAACATTTGCGTCACAACTTTTTGCCGATTGGAATCCTTTGGACTTATTAAAAATATTCAAAAATAAAGAGGAATGTGATAAAGCATTTCCATCCTTATCAGATAGATTAATTACGATGTTAGTTAGATATTATTCGTCACAAGCAGTTGGTGGAGATTCAAATAACTACGCATTAGATTTCAAAGGTATTGGTAGTACTTATTTGGGTAATTTGTTTGGGGAAGTAGTTAAGGATTCCGATATATCGGAGAAAGTGGCTAAAATGTTCTGTGATAAAATACATTAAAATGGAGATTACAAAAAAAGAAATTTTAGAACAAAGACAAATATTGAAAGAAGACACAGTTGAGACTGTTCTTTTAGCTGCAGGATTTATACCTGTTATCGGAGAAGTATTTGACGTTATTTCAATCATTAGATATATCTCAAAGAAAGAATATCTATATGCTGGGTTAATGTTAATTGCATTAATACCAACTGTTGGTGATTTTATAATAAAACCATTTATTGGTATTTTGCGTGGATCCGCAGGTGCTGGTAAACTTGTATTGAGTAGTGCTGATGACATTGTGAGATTGGCAAAATCTAATCCAAAACTTGCTCAGGAGTATTTGAAAATTCAAAAGCATTTGGGTAATCCCAAAATTTCTCAACTAATCACTCAGGTTGAAAAAATTCCTGGTATGGGTCCAAAATGGGCTAAAGGAATGAGAGAATCTATAAACCAAAATAAAGTCGCAATTGCTGAGATTAAGAGTTTATCTGGATTACCTAAAACAATCGGTAAAGAAATCGCAGCAGGTGGTAAGTTTAGTACGGGTTTTAAAAGTTTCTTCCAAGAAAAGGCATTAGCAAAATACGTTGCAAAAACTGGTATGGAGCCAAAAACATGGTTATCCAGATGGTGGAATGTTGTTAGACAAGGAAGAAAAGATAGACGAGATTTAGTTAAAAAATTTGTAGTTGCAAATGGGGTCTTAGAAATGTTTGGTTTACCTAGTTTCGAATCATTTGAATATAAATTCGAAACCGACGGTGAATTCAGAAATCAACTGGCAAATAATCCACAATTTTCTGAGGTTGTGAATCAAAGTGGTGTATCACCAGAAGAACTATCTTCAATTGAGTCGAATCAAGAAAAATCTGGAGGTGGAATAGCGAGTATGTTAATGAACTTGTCCATGTTAAAGACATTGGCAAGATTGTACACCTAATTAATATTTATTATAAAATATAAAAAAATGAATCAAAATAGAAGACTCTTAGAGGAAACCACTAGAATGAAAAAATTGATGTCTATTAAAGATGTTAATGTGGTGTCTGAAGAAACTGCAGAAAGTAAACTAAACACATATTTTAATGATTTTCACAATGCAACTCGTATGTGGGGTACTAATTGGGATAAAATAATCGCAGTACTTAATCAAATACCAGATAAGAAAACATTTATTGATTTTGTTAATTTATATAATAAAAAGACTCGTAGTACTTTTTGGTACACCATAAACGATGAAGGTGATTCAGGTAATGGTGCAGATGTATTTAAAATACATCAATTGTTGAAATCTAAATTTAACATTGACACGGACCCTGGACTTGGAGGTAAATCTTCATTACCAGCGGGACAAAGACCTTTTGAAAAAAAATTCAAACTTATCAATTATAATATCGGTTCTTCACAACAACAAGCAGGATACACACAACCACAAAGAGACGAGGATTCTGGAATGATAGTAACAAAAACAGGTCCAAATGCAACTGATTTTGTTGTTACTAAACCTGGCGAAACACCTCCACCAGAATGGAAACCAGAACAAGCAAAAAAAGAAACTACAACCTCATCCCCACAAACATATAACGATGTATTAAGTGGAAAAGGAGTATTAAAAACAGGAGTAACATCTCCCGCAGTTGGAGAATTACAACAAAAACTTCTTGATTTAGGTTATTCTGCAATTGCTAAACCGACCAATTACTTCGGAACAGAAACATTTAATGCGGTAAAAGATTTCCAACAAAAAAATTCCTTAACGGTTGATGGTAAGGTAGGTGGAAACACATCTAAAAAAATAGACCAAATTTTAGATATAAGAAAACGAAGATCTGCAAGTCAGGGAGAAGTGGTGCCAGGTGTACCTGATACAAAATTACCCGATACATCGATTTCAGGACTATCTAACCAAAAATCAACAACAACAACTACTACAACTTCACCAAATACAAGAGGTTTAACGATATTTATAGTAGAGTCCACGGTTTGGTCGCCGTGTGTCGATAATGTAAATTAAACGAAAAGGAGGTGTTCTAATCTCGACAAAGGGGTCCTAAAGACCTCTTTGTTTGTTTATATCCGTCTCACATTTTTTTAACTATTTTTTTTTTGTTATATTATGTATAGTACACCTCCACATGTTGTACCATCTCCACATATTTATATGATATGAAATATAATAATAGAAAATTGGGTAAATGTATATGTAAAACTTGTGAACAAGAGTTTGAAAAGCCTCAATCTGAAATAACTAGAAATGAAAAATTAAATAGACCAAATTTTTGTTCTAGATCCTGTGTTGGGAAACATAATGTAAAAAATTTTAAAGATAAATGTGGCAACATTCAAAATCTAAAGGGATTTAAAAGAACTGGTGACCTTTATACAAAATTCAGATATCACTATCGAAATATTTTAAAAAGAAATCATGAGATTGATGTGACGATAGATGATTTAAAAAATCAATGGGAAATTCAGGATGGTGTATGTAAATTTAGTGGGGTCAAACTCGTGCTTTCAACATATACTAAAATAAATAAAAATCCGATATACACCGCATCATTAGACAGAATTGATAGTAGTAAGGGTTATATTAAAGGTAATATCAGATGGGTTTCTAGAGCGATTAATTGGATGAAAAATGATATGAGTGATGATATGGTTGACCAACTAATAAATATAATAGTGGAAAATAAAAAAAGCCCCCAATAGGGGCTTTTTTTTGTGGAGGTGGCGGGAGTCGACATACAATTGGACTATCTCATCATCTTTTCAGATGTCGGACGCTCGTGATGGTTTTACGGTAGAAGCGTCTACCACCCATTAGTCTCTGCACCTTCTTCTTCCTACGAAGCTTGGCTCAGGGTTGTTTCATAAATGAAGTTTTCCCTGAATTCATCCGATTTTCGATCAGCATCTCTACTGAAAGGGGCCCAACTTAACCCGCGTCTTGCCCGTCCTAACCATAAAGGACTACACGTTTAGGTCAAGGTTTTTCATACCTTCCGAAATAGATGGTTCCTGAGGACTTCTGTTTCTAGGTTACATGTCCAGTCGACCCATTTGTAGGTTTACCTTAGGCTACTTCTACAGTAGAAGTAGTAGATACAAGACCTAATACTTCCATTTGTGAATAAACGTTGCCGTTTAAATTGTTCCATCATAGATTAAAGTCATAGATGAAGTTTGACTACGTGCCCCGTATGACTAACTACGTCAATCAATTCCTGTCACCCCCATGTGTTAAATAACTATTTCAAATATATGAAATGTTTATCACAATGACAAAGGAAAATTACTTTCATATAGTGCCTCGAATAGTAATTTGTTCTTTTCCCACTTTTTATTAACCATACCAATCGATTTATGGGTTACCCTTATCTTTGTTGTCACCCCAACTTTAACACCGTCTAAATGATTTTCAAGACATATTGGCAAATCATAAAAATGGAATCCTTCAAATTGTTCGTTGAACTTGTGTTTTATTCTCCCTTTATGAATCATCATAAATAAACCATCAATTACAACTACTTCTTTTAATTTTTCACTATAGTCGCCTTTTGAATAGTGGTTAATATGTCGTTTACCTTCATGTTCGTGACCAACCACACCATACATTGATGTTCTGTCTTGCCACCACATTCCACTTAAAAGATTGTCGGTGCCGGCCAAACCAATTATACCATAATCTAGATGTTTATCAAATAGTTTAATGATTTTTGGTGTTATGTTTGATGTTTCCAAAATCAAATCATCGTGCATAAAAACAACAATATCATTGGTGGATTCATTTAAACCTTGATTATAAATCTGAGGTAATGATTTTTCACCATTATTTTCGTAAACTATTATTTCAGTTTTCGGATGTGAAAACATCTTACTAACATGTTTTAAATAATTGTCATCTATTTCTCGTGTTGGTATAACAACACTAACTGGTTGATTAATCTTCGACATATGTTAGTACAAATTTTCCGTTATCTTCTTTTAGGTCAATTACAATTGGTCTATTACTTGGTACATATCTTTCGTTACAAATTGATGCATTGACATATAATGTATCTCCTTTATAAACTTCACCATAGGCGTTATGAATGTGTCCGAATACGTGTAATAAAGGATTAACTTGTTCTACTCGTACTCTCAATAGTTCACATCCAACCTCATAATTATTTGGTACGAAATCTCTTATACCATGAGGTGGTCCGTGAGTAATTAAAATGTCGGTATCATTTGGAATCATTGACCAATACTTTTGCAACTCCTCACCATGTCTCGGTAAGTTAAATGCCCAATTGTAAAATTCCGGTTGCCATGGACTACCCCAAAATTTAAGTGGTCTTGAAAATTCTGGATATTCAATTGTAAATTCACTATCTTCAAGATACACAACATCTGATTGAGATAGATTTTCTTCATTCATTAAATGGTAATACCAATCATAATCACCTTTATGATGTGGATATCTGTGTTTTTCAAACGCAAAATCATGATTACCAGCAATAAAGATTTTAGTGTCAAAACCCTTTAAATTCATGAACCAATGAACAAAGTCTTCAACTTCATGGGGTTTACCCACATTAGTACAATCACCCGAATGAATTAAAATATCACCTTGTGGTATTGGGTTCGTTTCGTCCATTATCTTATGGACTCTGAGATTACAAGTTTTAATAGTTGACTTTAGAAAGATTATTGTTTCCTTTCTTATCCACAGTCTTTTGAACTGTACCAACCAGTGACGGTCAATTAGATTAACCAATCCTTGAGTCATTAGATACTCTCATCTTACTCGTTACTCTTCGAGATTGCCACCCCGATTAGTCCTTGCGGGACTAGAGAACTTTCTTACAATTCACATAAGGCTTGGGACCTTTTGTGGCCGTGAACCCCTCACGACTATGTAGTCACCTGTCTCTAATGACTGACGGACACTTTTCCTTGTCTATAGTAAGTTTGTTAAACCTTAATTAACAAAGTTTTTAGTTACCGATTTTGAAGGTAGTGGTCCGTCAACCAGCCATGCCATCTTTTGAACGACACGATACTAAACTACCCTCTGAGATATCCCTACCTCCACACTTTTGGACCCCTTCAAGATATGAACCTTGGTAGATTCAAATCAAGGATTGTAACAGCACCACCTGTACACAATCATACCTTTCGGTTTTAAGATTCCCATTGTATTGAATCACGCAATTGTATGGTTGGATGACCGTACTTCTCACAATAATTCTACGAGTTATTCTTATTGGTGTTCCCACCTCAACTAAATGACCGGTATCACTTAGTCATTAAACCACTTTCCCTAAAGTGTTACCCTCAGTACTTAAGGTTCAATGATGTCCCGCTTGCCTACTCGAGTTCCACCCGAAGATGAAACCGCGAACCCAAACAACTAATTTAGATTCACTTTATACCGCTTTCACGGTTTATTTAATGACTATAGGCCGCCATATATTTAATTCAAAGAACATTTTCGTTTTACAAATATACCCTACTTTTTTGAAAATTCAAAATAACTTTTAAATTATTTTTTTATTTTTTCTTTTGTTAAGGAATTCGTAAAATTTGTTTTCGTAATTGACAAATTGTGTCATTGCCCACCATTTACCAAAAACACTTCCTGTAATATAAACTACAATGATTAACCAATCACTGGCAAATAATCTTTCTAATGAAAAATAAATAGACCCAAGTGAGACAAGATTAATCCATACGGAATTAAAAACGAGTTGATTTACTTTATTTTCATAGGTGTATTTAATTTCCATTGTCTTTAAGACATTGAATAACACTTGAAAAACAAAAACCAAAACATATAATCCCATATCATTTTTTTGTGGACCCACCTGGACTCGAACCAGGGGCCAACTGATTATGAGTCAGTTGCTCTAACCTACTGAGCTATGGGTCCTAAAACATTGTACCAAGGGAGGGATTCGAACCCTCACGGACATCTGTCCACAAGATTTTAAGTCTTGCGTGGCTACCCTTACACCACCTCGGCAGTTTGTCCATTTGTTTAACGGACAACAATACAATTATACGAAATAAAAAATTAAAAAAAAAATCCGAGGTGTTTTTTTTAGATTGTTTCTGTTTTTGTAAAAAGAAAACTTGACCTGTGAATACCAATGATTTCATGTAGTCCCTGTATTCTTATATCTCTATCACTTAATTGATTTAAGTCGTCATCATCGTAACCTTCAAGAGCATCTATCAAATTGTGCATTATACCGGCTCTATCACACAACTCTGATAAGTATTTACGTCGAACTCTATCAACTTCTTTCGTTAGATTAAAAATGAACATAACATTAGAATCCAATGGTTTGTATTTTGGTTCTGTTACATAACCTTCATCATTTATTGGGAAGTCGAGTTCAACTTTAAAAAACCCAACAAGTGTATCGTAATCAGATTTACGAAGATTATCGGGTAACAATAAATTATTATCAATTAGTGATAGTTTGACATAACGAATATCATTATCAACGTCCTTAATCAACACTGCACGTAACCTATTTTTACTATCGTAATTGTCAGGAACAGTTGGGTACACATTGTGTAACGCCTTTTTTTTCATGTTTAATGGTGTTGTAAATGTTGAGTTAAAAATTTCGACTAGTTTCATTGTGAGTATTTTAATGATAAATACATCAAAATGATAACACATTAATTATGCATCTTAAATGATTAACTGATATTTATTAGTGGACAAAATAAATAAAAGTATCTTAACAATCTAGGGGTTGCCTCTATGTTTTTGGGATACGAATGTAAAAAAACAAAAACTATGGGAGGAATAAAGACCTTTACACTAATCACCACATTTCTACTAACGCCTATTTTATTAACACCCGCCAGCGGTGAGAATATTCCGTCATTGTCATATGTAAATGATGGTGCATTAGTTATTGAATCCGATGACCTTATTTGGGTGGAGGATGTGACAAACAGTGTCAAAATCGGAAAATTTGCGGGAAATCGACAATTAGCATTTGGGGTAAAAAATATACTCGAGGAATATCTTCAAGAAAATGGTAAAGACTTAACACCATCTGCTCCAAATAAAATTAAAGTTGAAATTGTTTATTTGGATGTTCTAACTACCAAGAAAAACATCTCCGTATTTCATAAGAATGAAGAGGAGGTTGTAGTGAGAATGAAGGGAACTCTTTATAAGGATGGTAAAAAAATAAAAGAGGTGTTGGTTGAAGAGGGTTCCTCTGAAATATCAATGTCTACTCTTATTGTTGATGAGGGTGGAAAATTTAATCAGACTTCTTTAAGTAATGCAATAAAAAGGGCTAGTGGGTCTATTATTACTAAATTATTTGAATAGGATGAAAAAGATAATCATATTCTTAACCGTATTATTTCTTACAATACCATTATACGGACAAGTAACAATAAATCAATCTGTTGTAGAACCTGGTCCATACAAAGTGGGTGATGTGATAACTATCAAATATAATATAAACTCGGGTACACAAACACCGAGATATTTGTGGTTAAGATATCAGTATAACAACAAGATTTTAACTCCTGTAGCTAATAGTACAATCTATTCACAAGGTAATTCGGTACAAACATTTAGTACTGAATGGGTGAATTATAAATTCACTCCTTCAAATACAAAACCGGCTACTTCGTTATACGAACAGTATCAAACAACTCCTTGGAATTATACTGCAAATGCTGATTGGAATGTTGGACAATTGACGATACAAAGAACTGATGCTAAAATTGATGGAGATTTTGTATCTCAAAAATTTACTATTAAAGATAATATATCATATAGTGATATACATCAATTAAGTATTGGTTATGCAATTGATATAAACTCCCAAAACATTTCCCCAATTACCACAACAGGAACTCCAATATCTCTTGGAACCGTAACTGGTGGTTCATCTTCTTTTAAAGTTAAAGTCGCATTTCCCACTGGATATACAAATATCGTAGACCATACTGCTCAGATATACAAATTAAAGACAGATGGAACTATCGATTTTTCACAACCAGTAATTGCACAAGCACAATTAGATGCGACTGGTGAAGCGGTATTCACTACTCAAGTTAAAATTGGTGATGAAGTTGGTGTGTATATATCAGCTACCTTTCAAAAACCTTTTATGAATAATATCATCACGGTATCCGATGCTTATAAGGCGTTTTTAGGTCATTCACAAACTGATATAGCGGGAACACCAAATTTCTTTACATATTCTAATTTAGAAAAGGTAGTTGGTAATGTATCAAAAGATGATGCTATCTTTAATGAGAAGGATTCTTATTATTTATTCGCTAATGTAATGGGAATTGATGTGTCTTCAGTTGCACACATACCAACGTCAACCGTGACAAACCTTATATGGCATACTGGATTGTTAGACCAAAATTGGTTAAATGGTACACCTAAACACAAAGTAGTTGTAACTTCAAACAACCAAGTGGTTAATATGGTCTACGCTTGGCCTGGTGATTTAAACTGGTCTCATTCAACTGATCCTGCAGTTGTTGCCCAAACCATTGCAAGTAATTCATCGGCAAAAACCACACCAAAATATTTGGGTACATATGCTTCTAAAACATTAGAAACCGCAAATTTAAGTGTTTCTTCTAAGTTAGAAAATGGTAAAGTTGTTTTAACTACGACATTAACCAAAGAAGGATTGGCGGGATTAGAACTTATAATGAACTATGACCAAACAAGATTGACATTAGACAATGTGACATTCGATACAGGACCCACAATGACTAACTTCTCAACACATGATAATGGTAGATTGACATTTGGTTCTATTGACCAATTAAAAACAGCTAGAATTAAAACGGGTACACCATATAAAGTGACATTTACACCAAAAACAACTTTAACAAATACTGCCGGTTTATTCTTTTTTGTTCTATCTGATGCGGTAGATGGTGGTGGAAACACAATAAAATTAATAGTAGAATAATATGAAAAAATTATTAGTAATATATTTTTTACTAATTCCATTTTTAGGGTTTGGACAGAGTGTATCTGCTCCAGACCCTAAATCTTTTTTACAATCAACCAATGGACAAGATGCGAGTGGATTTGAATTAAGTGGGTTTGGAGCTACTGAAACTCTACTAGCTTCAATCAGTTTAGTCAATCCACCATCAGGTACTACATTTAATATAGTTACTACCACAGGTTTAACCGCTGCAAGTGGATTTACATTAAGTGGTAATAAGACTCGTTTAGTTGTGACCGGTACGATGGGTAACATCAATAATGCGTTGGCATCCTTAAAGGTAAATACAGGTTCGGTTGTAGGTAATGTCCAATTATCAGTTGCTGCAACTGTAAACCCAGTGGGGTTCTTTTACAATGGAGTTAATGGACACTTTTATAGACCACTAACTGCTACCGCAGATAGAACTACTTACACAAACGCAAGAAGTAGGTCATTGGCAACAACATTCAAAGGACAACAAGGGTATTTAGTAACAATAACATCTACATCTAAAGAAGAATTTATCCGAGTAAATGTTCCTGCAACAAATGTGTGGTTCGCAGCAACAGATGAGGTTATAGATGGTAGATGGGTGATTGATGCTGGGCCTGAAAAAGGGACATTAATGAAAACCCAAAACGGACAAACTAATGGAAACATTCAAGGTGTATATAATAACTGGTGTCCTGGTGAACCCAATGGTAGTAATGGTAGTGAGAACTATGCAGTAGCAAAATGGAATGGTGCTGCGTGTTGGAATGATTTATCAAACAATTGGAATAACCCTTATGTAATTGAATATGGAACTTGGACCAATCCTGATGATGCAACATTTACTGAATTCTATACCAATAGTGTAACTCACTCAAATGGAGATGTATTAAGAGCACAATTTAATTTTACATTCGGTCAGAGTATAGACGAAACTAAATTTACCACAAAATTATTAGCACAAAGTAATAATCAGTATTCACCCACAACTAATGTAAGTAGAACTCTAAATGGTTTAGGTAGAGTAGATATGACATCTGATTTAGATACCGTAAAGGTTGCTGGAAATGGATTTAGAGCAACTACATCCGGTGGACAAGTTGAATGGTGTGTGGTGTATGATTACGAAGCATCAAATCAGAGATACCAAATCCTAATTGATAAGAGGGAATTTCCTTCAGGTGTTTCACCAAACAGTCTTACTAATTTAAAATTATTTGATTTGTGGGATGGACCTGTAACTTATCAATGGGAGGATATGTATTGGGCTGCCTATTGGATTTATACACCAACACAATTTAATTTTTCAGGTTCATCATTTACATCCAACATAAGAAGAGCAAGTTTCTTTTGGGGATTACAAGCAGAGTTTACATTTACCCAATCACAAAACTACAAATCACATGGAGTAGAGTTAAGTACAACTAATGTGGCATCATTATACAACAATGTTGTGACGGTATCAGATGTTTTCATTGCATTTAAAGAAGTATCCAATAGAGGTTTGTTCGGAAATGAAAGTGGATTGGAGTTCGGTAGTGGTATACAATATATGAATGCAGATGTAGATGAGAATGGCATATTCGATGAAAGAGATACATACAAACTAATACAACATTTAATAGGTTCTGAAATAATTGGTAATGGTTCAAATAACTTATCCGATTATATGAAGATACTACCAAAATCCGAATATGATTTGATTACAAAGTTAAATTGGAATACCAAACCCAATATAACCACAAACACATACTCACCAATTAATTTAAGTACTACATCTTTATTGAATAGTTTCAACTATAATGTGTTTTGGAAGGGTGATGTTAATATGTCACATTCGGCACAACAAACAACACCTACCGCCAGAACTGAATCAAATCAAGGTATAATATCAAATCAATATATAATAAATGCTGAGATGTGGACGGAACTGAAAGATAATCATGTGATTGGTTATATAGATGTTAATCCACTTGAGATTGAATTGACTGGTGTACAATTTACATTAAATTATGATAATTCTATTTTAGAATTTGATTCAGTCGAATACAAAACTTCAGGTAATCCAACAAACTTCGGAACCAATCGTGGAACTTTCATAATTCTTGGTTCAATTATAAATAATGGAAATGGGTTATTAGATAATAAAACTCAATATATCATTAAATTCAGAACAAAAACACCAATTAAAAATTCATTTGGATTAGTTTCCATTGGAGGAAGTGATGCTGTTTCATTAAATGGTAATCAATTAAAAGTAAAGATGAACTAATGAAAAAACTAATAATCATATTATTCTTACTTTGTATAGGATATGTTTCAAACGCACAAACACCTGATACATTACAATTATCACCAAAAGAATTATTTGGAGAGAGTGATGATTGGAATGATGTAGGTATATTACAATCTTATATTGATTTCTCAAAAGATGTTTTATCGTCCTCAAACTTATCAGTTGGTATAATTGGTAGACAGATATCAACAACATTAAATTTAGGATATAGTAAATCATCAATAGATGGTAAATGGGGACACTCATTTGCCGCATCGATAAACCCTGCATGGAACTATTATGGTGTGGGATATGGGTTATCAAGAAATACTGAAAAGAGAACTACTACTTTACAAACATTTTATTCAACCGATTTTGATTTTCAAAAGAATATTAATCTTTCACTTGTAGATGTGTTTAGAACTAAAAAGTGGGGAACATTTGGATATAGTTTAACCGCCGGTAAATCATTTTGGGGAGAATATGAAGGTAAATGGGAAGGTAAGTTTATTGTTGATGAAAATGGTAATTGGGTGAAAAACATATATCCAATACTACCCGCATCTTCCCAAATAACTTACAAAGGTATGGTGATGTACACATATACAATAAAAACAAAGGTGGTTAATATCTCACCACAGATGTTTGCTATGAGTGATGTATACAAAGTATTCAAAGATGGTACATCATCCGATTTAGCATACTTTAATGATTTCAATTTGGACTTATATTATGGTACATCTATGGACTGGAAAATAACGAGAAGATTTGTTTTGAATACCAATATCAGATACAACACAACTTGGGATAAATTATCAGAAACCGCAGGATATAAAAAATCAAATCCAATAATGTTTATGATAGGGACAAACTTTCAATTTTAAGATATGAAAAAGTTATTATTAATTCTATTATTTTTTATGGTTTCTTGTCACCAAGAAATTATAGAACCTATTCCAGATATACAATCTAATATATTTTCCCAAAAAGAAAATCAAATAGGAGATAAGGGAGAAATGAGTTTTAATTTAGAATATGAAGGTGTTTATTTTATTTCTCTTATTGATGTTGAAACAAAACAAGTAATCTCGAGAGAAAAAATTTTAGGAGTTAAAGGAACAAATAAATTAAATATTTATACCAAAACAATTGAAAGTAGATATTTATATTTAGTACTAGTAGATAATAACAGAGTAGAACTTAATAGAACTACACTCATTTTAAAATAGAGGTAAAAATGAAAAAATTAATAGGATTATTATTTGTTTCTTTATTTATTTTTGGTTGTAACCGAGATGATGATTTTTTACCTGTGGTAAATGAAATTTCTGATGAATTAAAAATTTCAGAAAATATTGGTTTGAGATTAGAAAAACCATTTGTTACGGATGAAGTGTCAATGAATGTTAAAATAGATAAAGAACAGGTACTTACAATAAGAATTTTTGATATTTCTAATAGAGTAGTTTCAAGAGAAACAATTACAGTTAAAGTGGGTGATAATATATTAAAAGTGTATACATCAGCATTACCATCCTCTTCATATAGAATTGGTATTTTTGATTCAAAAAATAAACAATTAGGAATAACAGATTTTAATAAACTATGAAAATAAAAAAAGATGTCAGAAGAAGCAGAAAGTTCAAACGACGGAACATTATCCGGATTAAAGAAAACCATTATCGGTGTATTAACAACCGCAGTGATGGGTTTGGGAACATGGGGTGTTACCCAAATAACTGGTGGGGGAGGTGAAGAACCTGCACCAACACAACAGGCCGCACCTGTAATTAACATTACCAACTCTAATGAGCAGCAACAACAACAATCAGGTGGTGGTACCACTGTAATTAAAGAAAGAGTTGTTGAAAAACCAGCTGCACCGGCAGCAAAACCAAAAAAGAAAGAGGGTGATGAATTCAAAGAAGAGGCGCCTAAATGGTAACAGAATGTAATAAAATAAAAGAAGATTGTAAAAACAAAGATATGTCAGAGTTAAAGATGGGACAACCAGAAAGTGGTGGATTTAAAGATTTATTAAATGCAATGATGAGAAGAAGATGGTTTATTACCGCCATTGTTCTTTTCACATTTTTATTGTTGACTGTTGGAATTGTAGTATCAATTCATATGAACACCCAAGTTGGTCAAGAATGGAAAGAATTATTATTATTAATGTTGGGTGCATTTATTGGGTCTTATGGTAAAATTATTGATTATTGGTTCTCAGACACCGATAAAGATAAAATGTTGGTTCAAAAAATGGATGAGGAAGATGGTGTATCACTTTCTAACACCGCAGACATGAAAGAATCCGCACCAAAAGAATATTCACCAATTGTTCCCGCATCATTTACTGAGGCAATTTCAAATGTACAATCTCAACCAAAAGTAATGGAAACACAAGTTACTACTGAAGTACCTAAGTCTAAAGTAGGTGTTGAAATTGATGAGGATGGTGATGGTGTAATGGACGGATTAGATTTCGATGGTGATGGTAAAATCGACGAATACTTCGCACACAGACAATGTGAACACGTTTGGGGTGACCTAGATGGTGATGGCGTTGAAGAATGTTTGAAGTGTGGTAAAATCAAAGATTCCGATCCTGATGACCATATGGAAGGATAATAAACAATAAACAAACACTAAACACTTAAAATTATGGGATTTATAAAAGATTTATTTAACGATAACAACGCAATTAATGAAAAATCTGTAGTTGGATTCGGTGCGTTTATCATGATGGTGATAACACTAGGAGTAGATTTGGTAACGGGAGTAATGGGAAGAGAAATGCCAATACATGAATTTGTATTTGATGGATTTTTGGTAATTACTCTTGGTTCTTTCGGTATTGCATCCGTAGACAAATGGATAAATAACAAAAATAGTAAAAAAGAAGATTCTTCTGATTTAGAAGGTTAAAATAAGGGGAGTTTAAACTCCCCTTTTTATATTTAAAAAAATAAAATTATGAAAAAAATATTATTTGTAATACTTGCAATTTTAGTCACCAATGTTTCATTATCTCAAACTATTGGTACCACAAAAACTGAGCAATATAAAGCAACATTTGAAACCGCAATTGACATTTCTCAATTTTTAGATTATGAAGGAGTACAAATTCCTATTCAAATCTTAAAAGCTGGTATTAGTGAAGAAATGTATGAAATGTATCCAGAATTAAAGGAGAAAAGAGTTGGTTTGGGTGTCGCAAACATTTCAATGGAATATTTGGAAAATCTAAATCGTTTTAAATTTACCGAAGATAAAACAGAAATTAAAAACAGAATGGTTAAACAGTTTCAGGCGTCACAAGCAGGAATTGCTGAAAATCCATTAGATGGTAGAGGAAAAATTAACTTAGCAAAATACTTTGTGACAATTGAATGTTATGATTATTCAGTGTCGGAAGATGAAACCGTAAATCTAAAAGATGGGGTTAAGAATATGATGGTAACCCGTATTGGTTTACAAGTAAGATTCACAGATGCGGAAACAGGAGTAGTTTTTGGGGCGTCAGGATTGGGTGAAGCAACAACAACGAGAGAATTAACATTTTTATCTGATGCAACTGTTGATGAAGTAAAATT